ATGATATGAACAAAGTATTCAACTTTGGAGACGATTGGGGTATGTATATTCCTGAAGTAAAATATTTATCCCCAGAACCATTGGTTGATTATACTAATCTAGCTCTAACAACTTACCCTAACGTACATTTTGTAGGTGATGCTTTAAGTGCTCGTGGTATTACAGTAAGTGGTGCACATGGAATTTATGTTGCTGAATATTTATTAAACGAAAAATAAAATGGAAACAAAAAAATTAAAATCAGCCGACGGTACAATAGCGTTTTATTGGAATGGTAAAATGCACAATTGGGATGGTCCAGCTTACATACCACAAGGCGATAAACGTAAAGCAGAATATTATTTGTTTGGTGTTAAATGTACTAAAGATGAATGGATTGAAGCTAAAAGGGATGTAAACGGTGTACCTTTCCACAAAACGGCAGCAGGAAAACAAGCAGGTGTTCGTGCTTAATTTGGAATTTTAAAAAACCAACCATATCTTTATATTATGAAAATCGGACTATGTGGAACTGTATCTGTTGGTAAAACAACACTAGTTAATGCATTAAAGGAACTACCTGAATTTGCAGACTATGAATTTGCTACTGAACGTAGTAAATATTTAAAAGACCAAGGCATTGCTTTAAATACTGATTCTACCTTAAAAGGTCAAATTGTATTTGCTGCTGAACGTTCATTGGAGTTGATGAAACCCAATATTATAACCGATAGAACAATATATGATGTGTGTGCTTTTACGTTAAGTGCTAAATCAATTGATTGGGATACAAAAATGCAGTTTCATCATTTAATGATGAGATTAACTAAAGAATACGATTATATTATTTATGTTTCTCCGGAAGGTGTAGAAATAGAAGATAACGGTGTACGTGAAACTGATACAAAATATCGAGATAATATAGATTTTGCTATTAGAGAAATGTTAAATCGTTGGCCTCCTACTAAATTAATCAAGGTTAATGGTAATACTGAAGAAAGAGTTAAAATAATCAAGGGAGCAATATTTCCATAATATTTATATATAAACACAACTGGCAACAATGAAAAAATCCGAATTAAAAAATTACATTAAGGAAACAATAGTAGCCGAATTAGGCGGAGCTGTTAACCTACCTAAAGCCACTACTAACCCTACAGATATTAAAAAATATACCGCTCAGGGCATTGATGTTAATTTAAAAGAAGAAGAAGACGAAGAGGATAAATTCGACAAAAAAGCACAAGCCGCAGCTAAAAAAGGTGGTGGTGGTAAAGTTGGTAAATTACAAAAAGTAACAGCCCATTTAAAAGAATTAGAAAAAGAAATGAAAGAACTAGTAGGTAAATGGAAAAAAGCCGAAGGTTCTGAAAAAGAAAAGTTATTAACTAAATTAAAAGAAAAAACTAAAGCTAAAAAAGAATTAGAAGCTTTAGAAGACAAATTAGCCAATGCTGTTGTCTAAAATATAAATTCTATATGATAGCCTATAGCATTACCCTGTTATAGGCTTTCTTAAACATTATGAGTCAAGATTTAAAACAAATCATCCGCCAAGAATACCTTCTATGTGCTAAAGATCCAGCACACTTTATGAAGAAGTATTGTTTTATTCAACACCCCCAACGTGGTCGTATTATATTTAATCTTTATCCATTTCAAGGTAAAGTATTAAATCTTTGGAAAGATAATCCATACTCAATAGTATTAAAGTCAAGACAATTAGGTATTTCAACTTTAGCCGCAGGATATTCTTTGTGGCTAATGTTATTTCATAAAGATAGAAACGTATTGTGTTTATCTAAAACACAGGAAACATCTAGAAACATGGTAACTAAAGTTAAATTCATGTACGATAACCTACCTTCATGGTTAAAGGTACCTTCGGACGAAAATAACAAGTTATCCTTACGTTTATCAAATGGTTCTCAAATTAAAGCCAAATCATCCAATAGCGATGCCGCACGTTCAGAAGCAGTATCTTTACTAATAGTAGATGAGGCCGCGTTTATAGAAAATATTGAAGAAACATGGGCTTCCGCACAACAAACCCTAGCAACAGGTGGTGGAGCCATTGTTTTATCTACCCCTTATGGTACAGGTAATTGGTTTCACCAAACATGGGTATCAGCCGAAAATGCTGACAATGATTTTCTACCAATCAAATTACCTTGGTATGTTCACCCCGAACGAGATGAAGCCTGGAGAAAAAAACAAGATGAATTATTAGGTGATCCTAGATTAGCAGCACAAGAGTGTGATTGCGATTTTAGTACATCAGGTGATGTTGTTTTTTATCCTGAATGGGTTGACTTTATAAAACAAACTACAATACAAGATCCAATAGAACGTAGAGGAGCAGACCAAAATTATTGGGTTTGGGAACAACCAGATTACTCAAGAGATTATATGGTTATAGCCGACGTTGCTAGAGGAGATGGTAAAGACTTTTCTGCCTTTCACGTTATAGACATTGCTTCAAATACACAAGTAGCAGAATATAGAGGACAAATGCCCCCAAAAGATTTTGGATTTTTCTTGGTTGGTGTTGCCACAGAATATAATCAAGCTTTACTTGTAGTTGAAAATGCCTCTATCGGTTGGGCAACTATAGATGCTGTTTTAGAAAGAGGATACAGTAATTTCTATTATTCACCTAAAACAGAGGCTTTAACTGTCGACTCATATTTTAATAAATATGAAAATAGTGATAATGTAACACCTGGTTTTACAATGTCTCTTAGAACACGTCCTCTAATAATAAACAAATTTAGAGAATATATTGGCGATAGATCAGTAACAATCAAATCCAAACGTTTACTTGAAGAAATGAAAGTATTTATTTGGAAAAATGGTAGAGCAGAAGCACAATCAGGCTATAACGATGACTTAGTAATGTCATTCGGTATAGGAATGTATTTAAGAGACACATCATTAAAATTTAGACAACAAAGCCAAGATTTAACTCGAGCCGCTTTAGGAAATATGGGTAAAACTCAACCTGTTAAAGGTGCCTATTTTGCAACCGGGCGTGATAATCCATATTCTATCAATAATGGGATTGGAGGTAGAGAAGATATTAGTTGGCTTTTGAAGTAAAATACAATATTTATAATAAATTTATATTATGAAAATTTGTATAAAATGTAATGAATTAAAAAATTTAACTGAATTTTATATTTCTAAAAGAAATAAAAGTGGGTATGATAATTCTTGTAAAGTGTGTAAACAAACCTATATCAAATTAAATAATAGTAAGTACACTAAAGATTATTTTAAAGAAATATCTCAAAAATATGTTTTAAAAAATAAAGATCAAATTTTAAAACGTCAAAAAGAATATTATTCCCTCAATAAACATTATTGGAAAGACAACAATGATAGAAAAGAATATTGCAAATTATATTCAAAAACAAACAGAAAAATATTAAACGAATACCAAAAATTTCAATACAATAATAATCCCCAATTTAAGTTAGGGGTTTTATTAAGACAAAGATTTAAATCCGCTATAAAAGGATATAAAATAAAAAATATTGAATATTTAATAGGATGTAGTGTTGAAGAATGTAAAAGACACATTGAATCCTTATTTCATCCTGAAATGACTTGGGAAAATCACGGTTTAGTTTGGGAAATAGACCATATTAAGCCCTGTATTTCTTTTGATTTAACGAATGTTGAACAACAATCTCAATGTTTTCATTATACTAATCTTCAACCTTTATTTAAAACAACAGAAATAGCAATATCTTTTGGATATGTAAATCAAATAGGAAATAGAAACAAGAATAAATATTAGAAATTAATTGGTTTTTTTAATATTTATACGTATATTATAATTATATGGCAGATACAAGTATATTTAGACGATTACAAAGATTATTTCAAACGGATGTAATCATTCGCAACGATGGTGGCGATCAATTAAAAGTAATGGACACAGATTCCATTCAACAATCAGGTGAATTCGCTACAAACTCATTAGTAGACAGATTTAATAGAATATATTCCGTTAATACAACTTCACTATATGGTGCTCAATTTAACTTAAATTATCGTTATTTAAGGACCCAAATCTACTCCGACTACGATATTATGGATACAGATGCGATTATAGCATCTGCCTTAGATATAGTAGCAGAAGAATCAACACTTAAAAACGATTTAGGTGAAGTATTACAAATTAAAAGTAGCAACGAAGATATTCAAAAATCTTTATATAACCTATTCTATGACGTTTTAAATATTGAATTTAATTTATGGTCATGGATTCGCCAAATGTGTAAATATGGTGATTTTTTCCTTAAACTAGAAATATCAGAAAAATTCGGTGTATATAACGTAATACCTATTTCAGCCTATCACATTGAAAGAGAAGAAGGATACGATAAAGATCATCCATTTTCTATTCAATTTAAATATTCTCCTGAAGGTTTTTATTCTGGAACATCCGGTTATTACAATGTTCAGGGTACAAACCCGAAAAATACACCAGGTGTATATTTTGATAATTACGAAATTGCACACTTTAGATTATTAACCGACAACAACTATCTACCTTATGGTAGAGCTTATATTGAGCCTGCTCGTCGTTTATATAAACAATATGCTTTAATGGAAGATGCAATGTTAATCCATCGTATAGTTCGTTCTCCAGATAAACGTATATTTTATCTAAATGTTGGTTCTATTCCTCCAAACGAAGTAGAGAATTTTATGCAAAAAACCATCTCTACAATGAAACGTACTCCATTTATTGATCAACAAACAGGTCAATATAATTTGAAGTACAATATGCAAAATCTATTGGAAGATTATTTTATACCTGTTAGAGGTAACGATCAAACAACAAAAATTGATACTTTACCTGGTTTAAATTACACAGGCATAGAGGATGTTGTTTATTTAAGAGATAAATTATTTGCTGCTTTAAGAATACCTAAAGCATTTATGGGTTATGAAAAAGATTTAACCGGTAAAGCAACATTAGCTGCTGAAGATATTCGTTTTGCTCGTACAATTGATAGAGTTCAACGTATTACTTTATCTGAATTATATAAAATAGCAATAGTTCACTTATATACCCAAGGTTATACTGCTGACCAGTTAGGTAATTTTGAATTAAGTTTAACTACACCTTCTATTATATACGATCAAGAGAAAATTAACCTGTTAACTCAAAAGGTTGATTTAGCTCAAAAGATAATGGAATCTAAATTATTACCTACAGATTGGATTTATGATAATATATTCCATTTATCACAAGACCAATACGATGAATATAGAGATTTAATTATAGAAGACTCTAAACGTGATTTTAGAATCAACCAAATTAAAGAAGAAGGTAATGATCCTAAGAAAACTGGTAGATCTTATGGCACACCACACGACCTAGCAGCATTATATGGTAAAGGTCGTATGTACGATCAACCAGAGAGTGTACCTGTTGGTTATGGCAATGATTTAGCTTTAGGTCGCCCACAAGAAAAAGCAACCAACATTAATACTCAGGATAATGCACTTGGTAAAGATAGATTAGGTACCAAAGATATGAAAACTGATGATCAAGAAAAATATGGTACACCAAATTATAAAGGCGGTTCACCGTTAGCTTTAGAAACTTCTCAAGTAATATACGCAAAAAATAAAACTTTAATTGAAGGTTTATTCAAAACACCATTGTTTCCAAAAGATGATGAAAACAACGGTTTATTAAATGAAAATCAATTGAGGGAGTAATTATCTTTATATATTTATAATAAAAACTATTGAATGAACATCAAGCATTCTAAATATAAAAATACGGGAATCTTGTTTGAATTACTGGTTAGACAGATCACAGCTGATACCTTATCCGGTAAGGATTCTAAAGCTACCCCTATTTTGAAAAAATTCTTTGTTAAAACCGAATTAGGCAAAGAATATAAATTATACGAAACCTTGTTAAATAAAAAGAATTTAACTGAAGGTAAAGCCGAAATAGTAATCAATACTATTATCGAAACGTCTAAATCACTTAACAGAAGTGCATTAAAAAGACAAAAGTATAATTTGATTAAAGAAATATCTAACCATTATAATTTAGATGAATTCTTTAAAACTAAATTATCTAATTATAAAGCACAAGCCGCTTTATATACCTTGATTGAAATATACAATAGCGAAAATTTATCTAATCCTGATCAAATTATTTCAAATAAAATTTCTTTACTTGAAACTTTAACTAATAAACCGGTTAATGAAAGACAAGTTAAAGACCAATTGTTAGAAGAATTTAAATCATATGATCAAGATTTACGTATTTTAACTTACCGCGTTTTATTAGAAAAATTCAATGGCAAATATGCTAATTTGAATGAAAATCAAAAAACAGTTTTAAAAGAATTCATAAATTCAGTAGATTCTACTCCTAAATTGAGACAATTTTATAATGCTAAAATTAATGAAATTAAAACTTCATTACTTGAACTAAATAAAAAAGTATCAGATAAAGCTATCAAAATTAAAATCAACGAAGTATCAAATTTTCTAGTTGAGTTAAACAAAACAGATAGTGTAGATAATGATGATTTAGTTAATTTGTTACAGTATTACGAATTATTAGAAGAACTTACTAGTATTCATGGAAAAAAGTAAAAAATTAGCTGCAAAAATAGCTGCAAAACTTAAAGAAATAAGTGCAACAGGTACTGGAGCTAGTTTTACACCTGGTTCAGGTATTCAAACCGCTGAACCTTTTGTTAATTTTGCAACACATAAAACACACAAAAAACCTTATTTTTATAAATTAGGATATAAATTAGCACCTCACCAAGTTGAAGAAGCTAATCCTGGCGCTTCATTAGGTAAAGGTCCATCAGCTGGAAAATCGGGTGTTAAAAATAGCTATTATACTAAATTAGGATATAAAAATGTTAATCCCAAAGAATTAGCCCAAAATGCTAAATGGGTTGATACAAAATATTTATGGGAAGATACCAATGTTGAACAATATGTTGATTCATTAGGTGTAGAAAGCCCAGAATTAAAAAAATTTATCGCTAGCCGTATTTTAGGATTCGATAAAATAGAAGATAAATTAAATGAATTATTACCATTGTTAAAACAAGCAAAACAAAAAACAATGGAATATTATAAAGCAAATCCAAGTTCTTTTTCTGTTATATATGGTACAGACCTAGCAACAGATTATTTGGATGATATAATTGAAATGTTTAAAGACTAAAACAAAATAAAATGGCAAATATACCAGTAAACGCAATTGGAACATTATTAAGCGGATCAGCATCAGTAACTGGTTCATTCGCTGGTTTTACAGTAGCACAAGCTGTTACTTTTACAGGATTAGAAGACGCTAATGGAAATAGTTTAGCAGGATCAAGTGGTTTAACTTTCGCTTCTGGATTTACTGTACCTCTATTTGTGACTAGTGCTTCAATATCTGCAGGTGCAATCATATTATACCCTTAAAAAACAACATAAAATGGCAACATTACAAGAACAATATAATTTAATTAAAGAAGGTAAAGGCGATAAAAACCAATTCTTAAAACACGCTCGTTATATATTTCCCGAGTATGTTAATACCTACAATAATTTTGACCAAACTGTTAATATACTAAAAGGTAAAAATATTTTATCTGAACACAATATGGGATTAGGAATGGTATCTAACATGGGTAAAAACAAAGGTATAAACGATTGGATTTCCATATTCCAGGAATCAGTAAAAGCCGATGAAAAGAAAACATCTAAAGAAGTAATAGATGCTCAATCTAGTAATTGGAATAGCGCTGATTTAAAAGATATTGATAATTTATATGGTCAATCTTTTTTAAATGGTTTTTATGACGAAATAAAAGATCCTAAAAATCAAGATAAATCCGTAGATGATGTTAAGAAAATCGTTGCCAAAAATCTTGCTAAAGATAGGGAATATTATACTAAAAATGCTCAATTCGGTGTTAAAGGCATTGGTTACCAAACAGAGGCACCGGGCTTAGGTGAGCCTAAAATGCCAAAAGGTAAACACAAATCAAGTGGTTACGGTGATTTACCTAAAAAGAAAAAAGACTAATGAAACAGGTACTTATAGAAACAATACCATTTAGCGTTTCGCCAAGGCAATTAACAGAAGGTGTTAAAGCACCCTCTGGCAATCCTATGGTTGAAGGTATTTTAGCTACGGCTGAAGTAAAAAACGGAAATGGTAGATATTATCCTAAAGAACTTTGGGAACGCGAAATTGACAAATATATACCTTCTGTTAGAGAAAATAGAGCAACAGGTGAATTAGATCACCCTGATTCCACTATCATTTCTCTTAAAAACGTATCTCATATTATCAGAGAACTTTGGTGGGATGGAGATAAGATAATGGGAAAAATTGAAATTTTACCTACTGTATCTGGAAACATATTAAAAGCACTTATTGAAAATAATGTAATGGTAGGTGTATCATCTCGTGGTATGGGTAGTTTAAAACAAATAGGTGAAACCCTAGAAGTACAAGATGATTTTGAACTGCTATGTTGGGATTTCGTTTCAACACCTTCAAATCCAGGTTCATACATGAACGTGATTAAAGAAGGAAAAGAAGCTCAACAATATCAATACGCTAAAGTAAACAGTTTATTAACAGAAATTTTATGTGCTAACGGCACTTGCCCTATATTTTAAAACCAAGCAATACCACCCTATAGTCTCAGTATTATAGGTTTGATCCTAACCCCGTAAGGTTAGGATTTTTTTTTATCTCTGTTGCGTTTTGAAGAACCCCCATATATGTATAAGGGAATATGCGATCACTTATATCGCATCAATCTAATTAATTCTATTACGCTTCCCCATCTAATAAGCGTACTTCCAACAAAAAAATTTGAGGAAAATTATGGCAACTAACAGAGACATTCTGAAAGAAGCAATCGCTGATGCTAAATCAATTAAAGAGGCAGCAATTGCAAACGCTAAAGTAGCTCTTGAAGAAGCATTCACTCCTTATCTAAAAGAAAAATTATCAGCTAAATTAGCTGAAATCGACTCTATGGATGAAGAAATGGATGAAAACAAAGCAACTTCAGCTTCAGAAAAAGAAACAGGCTACAAAAAAGTAGCAAACCGTCAAGCTTTAAAAAATTCCCATTACGACACGTTAAAAACTGAAGAAATGGACGAAAGCATGGACAAGTATGATATTGATGCGGCTTTTAAATCATCTCCCGAATATCATTCCTATAATGAGGTATTAGACATCGTTGATAGTTATGAAGATGAAGGAATGATGGAAGATTTTAAAAGTCATTTTCCTAAA